CGTGCCTGCGAGTGTGCCAGCAGAACCAGCAGCATAAGAGGTAAGGTTACCGAAGTTAGGAACATCACCTGTGCTAACAGCAGAGGCAGGAACACTATCTGCTGCGTTGTATGTTTCACTCAACGACCAATCTTGTCCAGATGTGGTGACAGTATATGTGCCAGCACCAGTGGAAATACCACCCATCGTGCCTGCTGTGATGTTAGACCCAGAGGCAGAATAACTACCACCGATTCTTACCGCAGTAGAGCGAGCAGCATCAACAGTTAGTTGGACTGAAGAAGCATGTTTAGTAACAAGACCACCAGCGTATGCAGGTGTTGCCATCAAAATCATTACAAATGGTAAAAACTTACGCATTTTCCATTTAGTAAAAGTCCTATCTATATGTAGGTGGGGGAAACTTTACAACTATATTCGGTTTACTTGACATTGTGTTTCTAGGTATTACTATTAAATAATACTGAATGCCTTCGGGGTTCACACAATCAAACTCGCTTTTAAAGGAGCATAACAAATGACTGGACTGCGTAAGTTCGGCACCAAAGATTTGGGTGCCATCGTAGATGCTGCAGAAAAATACAGCGTCGGACTAGATGACATTTTTTACAGACTGCATTCCTATGGAATGGGATCAGTCAACGAAGCGTATCCCCCTTATAATCTCGTGAAAGAATCTGAGATTAAGTGGAGGATCGAAATGGCACTTGCTGGTTGGGGCAAGGATGAAATCGAAGTAAGCACAGAATCGAACGTCCTCCTAGTCAGGTCTAAGACGGCGAAGTCGAAGGGAGAAGAAGAGTACATGCATCGTGGCGTTGCAACTCGGACTTTCGCCAGAGGTTTTAATCTGTCTGACGATGTTGAAATCGGAACAGTGACTTTCAAAAATGGAATGCTTGTGGTAGAATTACGGAAGATTATTCCTGACCATCAGAAACTCAAAGTCTATGATATTGAAGATGCTGAAAGTGCTGGGTCATCCAGTGACTCTGTTTAATGGTCTGCTAGTTGGATTTCTTATCATTGTAGGATTGGCACATAATCATGCTCACTACACTATGGAACTTGATGCTGATTCTTATGTCAGAGGATGGTGTAAGAAAAACCAAGACGTTTGTCGAAGATATTCTAGACCCGATGATTATTGATATATAGTATACAACCGAAGAGACCCTCAGGGGTCTCTTTTTGTTTGAGGTATACCTATGAATGTGTATGTAAATCTAAAACCGAATAACTATGATGGTGAGTCCGACCTCTTGACAGTAGAGGTTCCTGCGTCTTATACTGAAGAACTTCTGCGACATGTTCGACCTATTGCAGAAAACAAACAAACAACTGAAGATAGAATCCTTAAGGATATTATTAAAGAAGCAGTTCTAGAAATTGAAAGGAGGAGTTATGAGCGTAAGAATCGTAAGAACAAGAAGTAACGAAGACATCATCTGTGACCTGTATGAGGTTACTACTAAGGAAGAACCTGAGAAAGCGGTAGGATTTCAAATGAAGAATCCTTATTCCGTTTGGATTTCTGCTCCTAAAGATGATGCTGTCATTGATATTAGTGGCGAAGGTGTCACGACTAAAATCAGTGAACCTGCAATTCATTTTGAACCTTGGGCACCATTGTCCAAGAACAAGGATATCATGTTGAAACTCGATGAAGTTGTAACTGCATATGAGACACATGATGAGATTCTCGAAAAGTACAATCAACTCGTGGAGGTAGAAAATGGAGGAAGCAGTGATCAAACTGGTGCTCCTGAAGGAGAGACCTGAATACCTTATTGGTAAGGTAACAGAACTAGATGAAGAACCTAGTCTCTTGATTGAGACTTGTTATGAGATTGTTGATGGGGAACTGATGCCCTTCCCGAAGTACAGTGCTCAACGTGACATTTTCTTGACTTCTGAGACGATCCTGACTATACTGGATCCGAGCCCTGAAGTCTTAGAGAAGTACAAACAAGAATGAGTTCTTTCTATACCAACATTCAACTTGCTGGTGACACGATTCTTTACCGAGGATATGAAGACGGGAAACCTATTTCATACCGTGCAAACTTTGCTCCGACTCTGTACGTTCTCTCTCGTAAACAAGAGGATTTCAGAACGTTGGATGGCAAATACGTCTCACCTATCAAGTTTCAAACTGCTCGTGAAGCACGAGACTTTATCAAGCAGTATGATGGTGTAGCAGGATTTGAGGTACACGGATACGAGAGATTCGTGTATCAATACATTCGCCAGGAGTTTCCTGGTGAAGTAGATTATAATATCAACCAGATGAAAATCTACGCAATGGACATTGAGGTTCAATGTGAGAATGGATTCCCTAATGTAGAAGAGGCAGCAGAAGAGATGCTGTCTATCACCATCAAGGATATGGTGACTAAACAATATTACTGTTGGGCAACTCGTGAGTTTGAAGCACCGAAGGGTGTAGAGACTCATATCTTCTGGACTGAACATGAAATGCTAAACCATTTCCTTGAGTGGTGGGTGCAAAATACTCCAGACATCCTGACGGGATGGAATGTCAATCTGTATGACGTTCCATATATTGCTCGTCGGGTTTGTCGTGTGCTTGGAGAGAAGTGGATGAAGAGTCTCTCTCCTTGGAACCGTGCTAATGAGAGGGAAGTGTATGTACAAGGACGTAAAAATTATGCTTACGATATCTCTGGTGTCAATATTCTTGACTATCTCGATCTTTATCGTAAGTTTACATATTCAAACCAAGAGTCTTATCGTCTCGACCATATTGCCTTCGTTGAACTCGGACAACGAAAAGTAGACCATAGCGAGTATGAAAACTTCAAAGACTTCTACACTTCAGACTGGCAGAAGTTCATGGAATACAACATCCAAGACGTTGAACTGATCGACAGACTGGAAGACAAAATGAAGTTGCTTGAACTTGCCATCACGATGAGTTACGATGCCAAGGTGAACTTTGAAGATGTGTATAGTCAGGTCCGTATGTGGGACACCATGATTTACAACTATCTCACGGATCGCAACGTTGTTGTTCCTCCTAAGAAAGGTGCTAAGAAGGATGAAAAATACGCAGGAGCATACGTCAAGGAACCGATTCCTGGAAAGTATGACTGGGTTGTGTCTTTTGACCTTAATAGTCTGTACCCTCACCTTATTATGCAGTACAATATCTCGCCAGAGACACTCATCGACGCCCGACACCCAACGGCTACAGTTGATAGAATTCTTGAGGAGTCGTTAAACGTTGATGGTGAATATTGTGTATGTGCAAACGGTGCTCAGTACCGAAAAGATATTCGCGGGTTCCTACCCGAAATGATGCAAAAGATCTATGATGAACGAACCATTTATAAGAAAAGGATGCTTGCCGCTAAGCAGTCCTTGGAACATGCCAAGACACCTGCAGAGACCTCATCACTTCAAAAAGATATCTCAAAGTTCAACAACATCCAGATGGCAAGAAAGATCCAACTCAACTCTGCCTATGGTGCAATCGGTAATCAATACTTCCGATACTACAATCTGGCAAATGCTGAGGCAATCACTCTCTCGGGTCAAGTCTCGATTCGTTGGATCGAAGGAAAAGTAAATAGTTACCTTAACAAACTACTCAAAACGGAGGACCATGATTATGTTATTGCCAGTGATACTGACAGCATCTATATCTGTCTTGATTTACTTGTCCGCTCTGTATTTAATGCACAGGATGTTCCTGCAGAGAGGATCGTTAACTTCCTCGATGCTGCCTGTAAGGATCGAATCGAACCATTCATTGACAGATCGTACAAAGAACTAGCAGATTACGTTGGTGCCTATGAACAGAAGATGTTCATGAAGCGAGAGAACATTGCTAACAAGGGCATCTGGACTGCTAAGAAGCGATACATCCTTAACGTCTGGGACAGCGAGGGTGTTCGTTATGAGAAACCTAAACTGAAGATCATGGGTCTGGAGGCAGTGAAGTCTTCTACCCCTGCTGCTTGTCGCACTGCTATTAAGGAGTGTATGACGGTTATTATGAACAAAGAAGAGGAAGACGCACAGGCATTCATTGCTAAGTTTAAGGATGAGTTTTCTTCGTTGCCAGTCGAAGATATTTCATTCCCCAGAGGGTGTAATGGGATAAATAAGTGGTCCAATCCACAAACGATTTATAGCAAAGGTACGCCTATTCATGTGCGTGGCGCTCTGCTATACAACTTCTACAATAAGAAGAATAAACTTACACACAAGTATCCTCTAATACAGGATGGGGAGAAGATTAAGTTTGTCTATCTGAAGACTCCAAACAAAATCAACGAGAATGTCATCAGTTATCTGAATACATTCCCGAAGGAGTTTGGTCTTGACAAACAGGTAGACTATGACTTACAATTCTCAAAGAGTTTCCTCGACCCTATCAAAGTTATTATGGACACGATTGGATGGCAAGCAGAAAAAGTAGCATCACTGGAGTTCCTATTCGGATGAAAAAAAAGTTTATAGTTTCCTATCAGAGTGCTTTTGGATTCTCTCCTCGCGAAGAGAAATCATTCAATGATCTGACGGAAGCACAATGGTTTGAGCGTGCCATGAAACGTTCTAACTATATCACAACATTATTGGAGATTAAAGAGTGAATTTTTTAAAAGATGTAGCAAAGGAGATCGGTAATGAATATGCAGGACTTGTTAGTGACGGTGTTGCAGCAGGTGATACCAGTGGTTTCATTGATACTGGCAGTTACATCTTTAATGCTTTGGTATCTGGCTCAATCTTCGGAGGTGTCCCTGGAAACAAGATTACCGCTATTGCAGGAGAGTCGTCTACTGGCAAAACTTTCTTTTGTCTTGGCATTGTTCAGCATTTCCTCGATAGCAATCCCGACTCTGGGGTAATCTATTTCGAGTCTGAGTCTGCTATCTCTAGGCAGATGATTGAGGATCGTGGTATTGCATCTGATCGTATGATGATCGTGCCTGTTGCCACCATCGAACAGTTCCGAACTCAGTCCTGTCGTATCCTGGACAAGTACATGGAGCAACCTGTGGAGGATCGTAAACCTCTGATGTTTGTTCTAGACTCTCTGGGTATGCTCTCTACAGAGAAGGAGATTGCGGACGTTGCTGCTGATAAGCAGGTTCGTGACATGACCAAAAGTCAGTTGATCAAGGGTGCATTCCGTGTACTCACCTTGAAACTGGGTAAGGCAAATGTGCCTATGCTGGTCACCAACCATACTTATGATGTCATCGGTGCTTATATGCCGACGAAAGAAATGGGTGGTGGTTCTGGTCTCAAGTATGCATCTTCTACTATCATCTATCTGTCTAAGAAGAAGGAGAAAGATGGCACCGAAGTTGTTGGTAACATTATTAAGTGTAAGGCACAGAAGTCTCGTCTGACTAAAGAGAACTCTCAAGTCGAAACTCGCCTCTACTATGACCGTGGTCTTGATCGTTACTATGGACTGCCTCAACTTGCTCTGAAGTATGACATCTGGAAGAAATCGGGTAGTTATATTCAACTTGAGGATGGTAAGAAGGTTTACGAAAAGACTATTCTTTCGGAACCTGAAAAGTATTTCACCGAAGAGGTGATGGCACAACTTGAAGAGGCAGCAGCACAGGAGTTCCGTTATGGTGGGTGAGAATCTTCTTGACTATGTTAGAACGTACAATGGATTGGTTGATAAGTCTTTTTGTGAAACTGTCATTGAGACGTTTCATGAATCCGACAGCGAGTATATTGATAGAGAGCAGCGACCTTCCTTCACGGAACTGAATATCTCTCAAAGATTCTTGGCAAAGGATATTCAGTGGGTTAAGATTCAGAATACTCTTACCGATGTATTCGTTGATGCTGTAGAGAAGTACATGGATGACCTGGATCTTGGTCCAGACTTCCCTTCTAAGTATGCATTTGAAGAGCATCGCCTCAAGATGTACAAAAACAATAGTCATGATCAGTTCAAATCTCATGTCGATGTTGGCGACTATCGTTCAGCACGACGTTTTTTAGTTTGCTTTCTGTATCTGAATACTGTCAGTGAGGGAGGCGAGACAAACTTTCCTAAATTAAACTACTCAGTTGCCCCTGAGTGTGGTAGAATACTGGTGTTCCCTGCTACCTGGCAGTGGAGACATGCGGGTCTTCCCCCTGTCTCTGAGAACAAGTACATCGTCGGCACTTATCTTCACTACGTATGAATCTCGAAGTAACCATTCTTAGTAACCTCATTTTTAACCAGAGGTATACTCGCAAGGTGCTTCCTTTCATTCGTCAAGAGTATTTTACTGCACGTGAATACAAAATCATTTTCCTTGAGATTCATGAGTATGTGAGTCAGTATGAAGCACTACCATCTCTCAATGCAATTGGTATAGAATGTCAGGAGCGAACGGACCTCACAGAGGACCAGTATAAACAAGTAGTTGAGGTACTAAATGTCCTTTCCGATGATCCCGCAGACTTTGACTGGCTCGTTAATACTACGGAAAAGTGGTGTCAAGAGCGTGCGATCTACCTATCTCTTATGGAGAGTGTCAAGATTGCTGATGGACAGGATTCCAAGCGCGATAAAGGTGCCATTCCACAGATTCTTTCTGAGGCACTCGGAGTATCATTTGACCAACACGTAGGACACGATTATGTCTCAGACGCAGAAGCACGATACGATTTCTACCACCGCAAAGAAGATAAGATACCGTTTGACCTGTCTCTCTTCAATAAGATTACAAAGGGCGGTCTTCCGAACAAAACTCTTAACATCGCACTCGCTGGTACTGGTGTGGGCAAATCTTTGTTTATGTGCCACTGTGCTTCCTCGGCGTTGCTTCAGGGGAAAAACGTCCTTTACATCACGATGGAGATGGCGGAGGAAAAAATCGCTGAACGTATTGACGCAAATCTTCTCAATATACCTATCCAACAACTTTCGGATCTTCCGAAGGTAATGTTCGATAAGAAGATTGCAAACCTTTCTAAAAAGACTCAGGGTAAACTAATTATTAAAGAGTATCCTACCGCTTCTGCTCATGTCGGACACTTTAAGTCTCTTATTTCTGATCTTGCTCTTAAGCGGTCTATTAGACCCGATATTATCTTTGTGGATTATCTCAATATCTGTGCTTCCGAAAGATATAAAGGGAGCATTGTCAACTCTTATACCTACGTCAAAGCAATCGCTGAGGAACTTCGTGGTCTCGCGTGTGAATGCAACGTACCTATTATCAGTGCTACGCAGACCACTCGTTCAGGTTATGGTAGCACTGATGTTGACCTTACTGACACTAGTGAATCCTTTGGTCTCCCTGCTACTGCTGATCTTATGTTTGCCCTTATTAGCACGGAGGAGCTTGAGGGTATGAATCAGATCATGGTCAAGCAACTGAAGAATAGATACAATGACTTGACCACCTATAAAAGATTTTGCATAGGTATTGACAGAGCGAAGATGAGGTTGTATGATGTGGAGGAGTCTGCTCAAGATGATCTAGTTGATTCTGGTCAAGGCACTAAAGAGCAGCAGATCGATATAGTTAAAAAGTTCACAGCAAAGAAAACATTTCAAGACCTAAAGTATGATTGACCCCCAAAAGTATCTGGAGTTTGTAGATGCCGTCACGTCGCTACAAAGCAAAGACCACGAAGCATTCATTTATCGTATTCAAGAGTTGGAAGGTGTTGGATTTCCTGCCGAGCGACTGCTTACTGCTTCTGTAGGTATGTGTGCTGAGGCAGGTGAGTTTACCGAAGTGGTAAAGAAGATTGTTTTCCAAGGCAAACCAGTCAACGAAGAAAACCTGTTCCATCTCAAACGTGAACTGGGTGACATCATGTGGTATGTTGCTCAAGCGTGTATGGGTCTTGGCACCTCTCTCGATGAAATCATTGAGATGAATGTGGACAAACTCAAGGCACGTTATCCTGGTGGTGAGTTTGATGTCCACTATTCCGAGAATCGGAAGGCAGGTGATCTGTGAATATCATCCCTCAGTTTATCGAAGCATTTGAAGCACTGGGTTGGGATCCCTCTGATGACATTGTAATTGATATCGGAGGCACTCAAGTCTCTGGTATCGATGTCGGTGAAGTCTACAATGAGAAGTGGCAGTCACCCATCGGCACTCGTAAATATAACAAAGATGCTTTCCTTGTAATTAAAAACAACACTCGCTCACCCTTCGCCCCCTCAGTAAACGATGACCCAGAACGAAAAGGATATCATATCCAAGATGCAACTGGACAACCTAGCGAAACTGAATGATGGACGATGGTATCGAGTCGAAACCGTCAACTCATACGGAGAGCGCACGACAAAATATGTTGTTGAATTTGTTTCTGTAGATGTATAGTTTCTGGATTCACCTAGTAGCATTCTTCCAAGTTGTCGTGATGAATTGTATTCAACCTGTCAACTGGAAGTATTGCTATCGGGTGGACCAGTGGTTGATACCAGATCTTGTAGAAGGATATCAAATCTGGTCAGGACAAAAGAAAATCTACCAGAATGAAAAGGATTATCTAAATAGTTTGGATGATTCCATAGAGTAAGATGGCAACTAATGCTAAAGAAACTGCCAAGCAAGAAAATGGTTCTAGGTATTTCTTTGAGTCGGTAATTGAGAGAGGTAAAGAACCTACTGATGCTGAAATGAAACAAATATATGATGGATTTGGAGCGGAATGGAGAGCAACATATAAAAAACAAACAGCAGCATTAAAAAAATATTTGGGTAGTAATAAAGGATATGAGTATTCCAGAGACAGTGGCATAATGCCTTATATTGAAAATATTGCTAAGAAAGAATGTGGTGTATCTGTGAAGGACCGTTGGAATCCTATGGATATTGTTCTTGTTAAAAAGAGTTTGAAGAATGTTGTGCAAGGTACAATTCGTGAGTTAACAAATATTGATGGTATGTCTAAGGATGCTAAACTTACTCTCCTTAATGCTTATATGAGAGATGCTCTTAAAGAAAAGGTTTTGATTGGAGTTTCTCTAAAAGCAATTGCAGCAAAAAAGAAAACTGCATCTGCTGAAGTTGCAAATGCTGGTGGAGCAACTGGACAACCTGCTCAAATCGATGCAGTGAAAGGATCTTTAAAGTGTACATTAACTCTTGGAAAGAAAAAGAACTACTTGTTTGATACAGGTGAACTTGGATTTGATATGCAAACTCAGAAGGGTGGACAAATCCATGGTCAATCTAGAAACTTTCAATACTCTAAAGAAAGAAATCTTGTACAGACCGACTTAACACCTAAGGGTAAAGATGCTGGTGCTAAGTTAGGTAAGGTATCAAGTGTTGCTTTGGATAAGTTTTTAGGTAGTTTGAGTCTTGAGCGTCCAACTTCAGCAGCAAAGCATCGTCACATTCCAGCTGTAGGTAAGTGGAATGATGCTGATAAAAAATATTGGATTAGTTTGTATAATAAGTTACAGAATACTGGCGTTGATTTTGGTGAGGTTGCTGTGTATGAAAACAATCAAAAGATTGCCGAGGGATTTGAATCGGTTTTAGACTATGCTATCAACTATGAAACTCAAAAGGCAGATAGAAGTTCTGGTGGTAGATTTTCTTCCAAACTAATTGCCATGGAATGGGCACATATATGGGTGCAGATTGAAAAGAAAAAGAAGACTAGAGAATGGTGTACTACTTTATATTATGGTGCTAAGAAAGAATTTGGAGACTCTAACGGACCCTTCCTCAAGATCTACTGACACCTTACGAACTGGCACAAGACCATGTGTGACTCCACTCTGACGTGCTATAATAACGGTATAGACACAGACGGAATGCCAAACAAACACCTTGAGCACCTGGAAGACTCGATCCTCGATGGGCGTCGTGTAGCATTGGGTGCATTGAAGGAAGCACTGACTGTCAAGCAGGTCAGTACAAAGTGGGACGGTGCTCCTGCTATTGTGTTTGGGACCAACCCTGCTAACAACATGTTCTTTGTTGGCACCAAGTCTGTGTTCAACAAAAAGAAAGTTCTAATCAACTATACCTATGAGGACATTGCGAAGAATCATAAAGGGCACGTTGCAGATATCCTTAAGTTATGTCTTCGTTATCTTCCTCATATCGATGGTATTGTCCAAGCTGATTGGATCGGTGTCGGTGGGGGTGGTATTTTCCGCCCTAATACTTTGGAGTATCGCTTTGCCATTCCGATTAATCAACAAATTATTCTAGCACCTCATACTTCTTATACTGAAGTTTCTCCTGATGCTGAAGCAACCATTGGTGTCACCCTACAATCAACCAACTATGTTCGGTTCATTGACACAATGGATTCTGAACTCAAGCGCCCCAATCTTCTGAAAGATGCTGCTGAGATTGCTGCCATGATTCCGTTCTGTAAAGTTGCACATAGTGTAGAACTAAAGAAGCATCTCAACAAGTTCGTTCGCACTGGTGACCTCCCTAGTGCCGAAATGTTATACAATACACTAGATGCTAAATATAAGGGAGAAGTTAATGTGACTACCTTTAGGGTGTGGCATAAAATCTTCAAACTGAAACAGCGTCTACTCGATGCGATTGTTGTAAATGGAAATGTTGAATGTTACATCGATGGAGAACCCGCCAGTCATGAGGGGTTTGTTACCGTTTCAACCAATCCTTACAAACTTGTCGATCGATTGACCTTTAGTAAAGCAAACTTTAATCTTAGTAAGAATTGGTAGAATGAAAAAGTTCAGTGCTTTCCTAACTGAAGCCGAGAAGTCATTTGCAGCAAAGTCTGCTAAAGCATTAAAACTTCAACATATTGGGTACGGTAGATATGCCGACTCTGCGGGCACCGTCACCCATATGTCGAAGGATGGAAAACTAGTAAAACTACAACCAGGTGAAGAACCTACCCCTACGCAACAGAATGGAGAAGAAGAAACTGGAGACGGCGAGGGTAAGGTCGATCAAGGCGCAATATCTATTACATTTGGAAGATTTAATCCACCTACTGTTGGTCACGAGAAACTTCTTGCAAAAGTAGCAAGAGAGGCAAAAACAAGTGGAGGAGAGTATAGAATATACCCATCAAGGTCGGAGGATCCTAAGAAGAATCCCCTTGACGCGGGTACGAAAGTTAAGTATATGCGGTTGGCCTATCCAGACCACGCGAACGCAGTTGTTGATAATCCCGACATGCGTACTATTTTTGATGTTCTCAGTGCCCTCGATGCTGACGGGTATAGTGCAGTTAATATTGTGGTGGGAGGTGACAGGGTTAGTGAGTTCAACTCACTCGCACAAAAATACAACGGAGACCTATACACCTTTGACGAAATCAAAGTGGTAAGTGCAGGTGACCGTGACCCTGATGCTGAGGGTGTTGAAGGTATGTCTGCATCTAAGATGCGTAAGGCAGCAGTCGAAAATGACTTTGATACGTTTGATAAAGGAATCCCCGAATCCTTAAGCAAAAAGGATAGAGAGACGCTATACTTGCTCCTACGCCAAGCGATGCAGGTAGAAGAGTCTTATGATGATTTTGCTGAAGCATCCTACTCATTATTTGAAGTTGCTCCTAAGTTGGATCCTCAGGGTCTGAGAGAAGCATACTTCGATGGCGGGTTGTTTGAAGTAGGAACCTTTGTCGAAAATGTTAACACAGGGATCATTTCCAAAGTTGTTAGTCGTGGTAGCAATTATGTCATCAGTATTGATGAGCATGATAATATTTTCCGTACCTGGTTGAGAGACTTACTAGAGCGTAACGATATCAAGTTGTTTGACTTTACCCCAGCAGGTGAGATGGGTACTGACAAGTTGACTAACTACATGAAAAAGTTAACACCTGGTGAGTTTATTAGGAAGATAAATAAAAAGGACAAGGACGCTTAGTAACATGTATTCAAACGACCTACCAGATATGTCAGATGCACTGAAACAAGTGCAGATGTATGAAGCAAAGAAAAAAGGAGACGGCAATCTCGCTAATAATGC